ATGAAAAAGGGAAAAAACAATGGGAAAAAATAACACCAACTACCAAAGAATTAGAGGATAGCTTTAAAAACAAATGATACTTAAAATATGCTGGCACGAACCAGGAAATGTGCGAGATGAAAGATGCACACAAACAGAACTACCTGATAAACCATGGGATGAACTACAAGAAAACATTAGGCAATTAGTAATGAAAGCCGTCAAGTATGATACAAGTGTAAAAGTACCAGAAGGTTTACTTAAAGAGGGAGAGCAGTTATAATATGTTATATGGCAACACTAAAACAACAAAGAGTAGTTGACATTTTGTCTGAAAGTGTCCGAATGAATGAATTTAAAAGTAAGGGGGAAATTTTAGAAAAAGCTCAATACGCAGATAGTTCTACAAAGAAACCTAAAAGAATACTAGAATCAAAAGGAGTACAGGAAGAATTACAACCTATTATAAATGAAATGATAGAACACAGAGAAGAAATACTAAAGCAAATGAAAACTAAAATAAACAAAGCACATTATAATCAATTATCAGATGCTTTCGATAAAATGACAAAGAACATCCAACTCTTATCAGGAGGAAGCACAGAGAATGTTATAAATATAAACTGGGAGAAATAATGTGGATATTACAATACCGTATCGTCCAAGAGACTGGGCAAATAAGCTACACAACACTAAGAAGAGATGGAGTATTATTGTTTAATAAGGGGGGGGTTTTGTTCTCGGGTTTGCTAAAACGCCCGTTTCACTTACTTTTAGCCCCTCCTTATTAGTTAATAATAGAATAACCATTGATAAAAAAAGAGTATTAAAACATAGACATTTAATGGAAGAACAGCTAGGTCGGAAACTGCTACGAGGGGAGATTGTGCATCATGTGGATGGGGACAATTCCAACAATGACATTACCAACTTAAAAGTGATAACCCAAAGCGAGCATATTGCACTCCACAGAGAAGACCTACTTGCGGGGAAGTTATCTAAAGACGATGGACATAACAATACCATATAAGCCGCGAACTTGGGCTAATGAGCTTCATGAGACTAAGAAGCGATGGAGTATTATTGTGGCTCATCGTCGGTAGCGAAGCGGGAAAACCACTGCAACACTAAATCATTTACAAAGAGACGCATTAAAAATAAACAATTCAAGGTTTGCTTACATTTCCCCAACTTATAAACAGAGTAAAAACATAGCGTGGGACTTAATAAAACAATATGCCAAAGACATCCCGGGAACACAATTTAACGAGTCAGAGCTTAGAGTGGACTACCCTAATGGTTCTCGCATTACTTTGTATGGTGCAGACAACCCTGATTCTCTTCGTGGAGTTGGTTTATGGGGTGTGGTGTTTGATGAATATAGTCAGCAACCGTCTAATATCTTCTCTGAAATCATCCGACCTGCGCTCGCTGATCACAATGGATATGGGATATGGATTGGTACGCCTAAAGGCAAAAACGACTTCTGGGAACTCTACGAAAAAGGAAAAGAAAACAACAAATGGTTAGCAATAATGCTAAAGGTAAGTGAAAGCAAGATATTAGATGAAGAAGAATTACAGGACGCAAGAGAGGGTATGACAGAAGACGAATATGAACAAGAGTTTGAATGTTCTTTTGAAGCAGCAATAAAAGGAGCTTATTATGCAAAACAACTAGGCATAGCACGAAAGGAAGAAAGAGTAACCAAAGTCCCTTATGATGAACTCTTACCAGTACACACTTGGTGGGACATAGGAGTAGGAGATGCAACAGCTATACTATTCTTTCAACACTATGGTAAGGAGTGGAGAATAATAGATTGTTATGAAATGTCAGGAGAGGGATTAAGCCATTATGCCAAGATATTAAAAGAGAAAGATTATCATTATGGGACACACTATGCACCCCACGATATAGAAGTAACAGAGTTTGGCACAGGTAAATCAAGAAAAGAGATTGCACAAAACCTAAGCATAAACTTTGAGATAGCTCCTAAACTAACCATAGAAGAAGGAATAAACGCTGTTAGGATGAGATTCAGAAACCTATGGATAGACGAAGAGAAGTGCGCAAGGTTTCTACATTGTCTTTCACTTTACAAGAAAGAATGGGATGACAAACGAGGAGAGTTTAAGTTAAAACCATACCACGACTTTACTTCACACTTTGCTGATGCATTAAGATATTGGGCAGTAACACCAGAACCATCAGATGAAGATTTTACACAGTTTACTCCAAACTGGGTTGCACCAAATAAAAATAAACAGTATAATTATTGACACAATATAGTTTAGTAGATATAATCAAGTAAAGGGAAGAATTACTATGATTACTTCCCTATCAATAGACAGAGAAAAAAAGGTATCAAACAAACTCTCCGCTTACCAACCAACAGCGGAGGTTAAGGATTTAACAGAGAAAGTAAAACACGACTACGCTATTGGAGACGATATACTACACCGCCCGTTTGAGGAATTCAACGGGCTTTCGCTTATTCAAAGAGCCAATCAAGACCAATCAACTTGGCTATCATGGAACCCTGATGTATCAACAAGCCCTGAGTCAGACTGGAGGTTTTTAGGTATAAGACCAATGACCCGTAATAGGGTTATAAGCACAGCAGCACACTTAACATCACAGTTAGTTATCCCTATGATACACGCACAGAATGACAAAGATGAAGAAGACAAAGATGTGGCTTATGTAATGAGAGACTTACTAGAATATAACATTCAACACTCTAACTATGAGTTAGCATTTCTATACGGAGTAATATCAGCTCTAGTCAATCCGGTAACTTACTTTAAGATCTGCTACTCTTATGCTACTCAAGATGTATGGGAGAAAGGTAAAAAGAAAACTGTAGAGGATGAGATAATGTCCGGCTTTCAGTTCTATTTACTTCCTCCTGATGAGATACTAATAGGCAACGCTTATGTCCACGATATCCAAAGACAGCCATTTGTAATACACAAACGCTTTATATCTTATGATGAAGCCCAAGCATTATGGGGAGAACACGATAACTTTCAATACATAGAACCAGGAATAAAGTCTATTTACAACGAAGATGATGGGCTAATGTATGATGTAGAAGATGACGACAAAATGTTGGTAGAAGAGGTAACATACTACTGCCGTAGAAGAGATATTGAAGTCTCTTTTATAAACGGAGTCTATCTAGGCAACGAAAAGGTAGAAGATAACCCTGTAACACACCGATCAAACAAAGGAAAACCTAAGTATCCTATAGTTAAAATGGGAGCAGAACCTATAGATGCTATGAGGTTTTTCGGGTATAAATCACTTGTTGCTAAGCTTCAGAATGACCAAGAAGGGCTTGATAGAGCTTGGCAGATGTATCACGATGCAAACTTCCTTGCTACTTATCCTCCTACTATCACAATAGGAGCAGGTAAGATTGATAAGTCTGTAATAGTCCCTGCTACCAATACAAGCCTTAAACCTGGAGCTGATGTTAAGCCATTAAACCTTGTAAACCCACAGAACATGCAGGCATCTATACTTGAATTTGAGAAATCTATCAATGAGTCATCACAAGACCCTCAAATGGGGGGAAGTTCTCAAGACCTACCTAAAACAGCAAGACAATCTATCTTAATCCAGCAAAATGCAATGACTAATCTAGGTATTATGGGTAAAATGATAGGAAGTGCGGTTAAACAGATAGGAGAATTGATGGTTGATGACATATTAAGATACCAAACCACAGGAAATGTTAAGGAAATACTAGGAGGAATACCAAAAATGAAGTTTAAATCGTTTGTCCTGCCTAATAAGACAGTAGAAGGCAAGGATACTACTGAAATAATACGCTTTAAAGACGAAATGTTGGGACTTCAAATGACCCAAGAAGAAAAAGACCGCACTGAACTTGAGATGTATGCAGAAACAGGTGATGATAGGATAATTTATGATGTAAACCCTCAACTATTCTCAAGAATGGACTATCTTATCTCGGTAGATTACGAACAGATGATGCAGAGAAACTCCAACTTTGAGAAAGCCTTTAAGCTCGAAACCTATGATAGAGCTATAGCTAACCCACTAATAGCACAAGATCCAGAGAAAGCCAGTTTAATAACAAGAGACTTCCTACTTGAACCTTTAGTCGGAGGTGATGCGGATAAATATGTGCCTGAAGTCCAACAGAATATGTTGGCTATGGCACAACAGTTTGCTCCGCAACAGGGAGTAGCATCAAGGACTATGCAGTCCGGTGCATTAGAAAGAAATGCCTAACTTAAAAAGAATAAAAAGGAAAATAGTGGACAAGACATCTGATATATTATCAGCTCCTTCAAGAATGAGGAGTAAATTCAGAGGAGACAGAGCTAAAAGACAGACAATGCAAGTAAAACTAGCAAGCCAGACACGACATATAAAAGCAGATCCAAGTACTAAGTTTGGAAGAGAGATATTGTCAGCAAGACTTACCAAAGCTGAATTAAAAAAGAAAGGTATTAAATAAAAGGTCGGATTATAAGTATAAAATAAATTATTATGTCAAAACTAATAATGACAAACAGAGGCAAAGAAGAAAGAGCTTTAGATGTTTATGATCTTATGGTTGGTAATAGAGTTCCTGCCAGCAAGAATGAAGCCGATAGAGCCGCTCTTTACGCCCGTGTTTGCAGTGAAGGGAAGATAGATATCAAAAAGAAAGAGGATACAGTGTTATTCATCTACGAGAAACTAGGAGGACTTGTAAGAACAGAAGAGGAAGAAAAGAAAGCACAAGCTAAAAAGAAACAGATGAAAGTTGACGCTAAGAAGAAGAAGATTGCATGAAGCACTTTAAAAACCGTTTAATACAATATCTTACACGGCACTTATTAAAAGCTGTTAATGAAGATGATATTCTAAGAATAACATCTGATGGATATTTATTAAAAAAAAGGAAACTTACCCAAGAAGAAGTGATAAGCCTTAAAGAAGAGGCAAAGGAATATGT